GTTAAGTAACTATCTTGTGAAGCATCCGACGCATCAAGTTTCAAATGCTCTTTTACAAGAACAAGCGAGACCGCAAGATTTGCCGGAGCAGTAATAATTTTATAGGTCTGTCCAATTAAACATTTATAAACTGCATTAAGATACATTAAAGACATACTTCACCTAAAAAATAATAGTTCGTTGTGTCAATTATTAACTTAAGACAACGCCACCTTCACTAACAACATTCCATTTTATCTCGCCAGCAACTAAAATCAAAGCCTCACCAGCATTCGCCCATGTACATGTAGTCGCAGCAGTTCCGCCTTGAACATTTGTCAAGGATAATGTCACATCTCCATTATCAATCTTCATTTCAATAACTTTCACTTGCCCTACCATTGAAGCATCTGGGGTTGCTAGAGTGATTGACCCCGCTCCGCTTGTAGTGTTATCAATAAAAGTAATTCTCTTTAAGACACTTACTACATCTCCGGCATCAACTGTTTCGGTTTGTGCTGTAAGATCTAACAAATTTAGTTCTGCCGCTGTTGAGGTTATTTCAGTTTCTGAACCGCTTGCGCCAATGTGTAATGCGGTTACTTTTGCAATTCCTATATTTAAATTTGAATCTGCAATAACAGCGCCATTTGCTTTAACAGTTCCAGGTGTAATGTTATTCAAATAAACCGCCGCATACTCTAATCCACCGCGCCCTGGGAAGTAATAGATTTCGCCAACGGCTGCATCTTTTACTTTAACTACGCCAACAACTCGACGATCATCATCTGCATCAGTCGGAGCCGTTTGTGTTGATTCACCTGCGGTTGTTGATTCGTATACAAAAGAACCAACTGCACTATATGCAGAAGTATCAACGGCTGTTATTACTGCTTCTGACTCAGCCGTTCCGCTAGCATTATTTGCAATTGCTTCTGTTAAAACTAAGGTGGCTTTTTTTGCTGGATCATCGGCATCAGCTTCGGTAACAGATGGAGCGCCTAACGTAGTATCATAACCGGATAGGTATACAATCGTACCTTTCACAAGATCTCCGCCAGTTTTGTTTGCCACTGTAGTGACAGAATCTATCGCATTTAGCTGAGCGGCTGTAACTGTTACTTGCGTGCCATTTATAAACCATGATCCGTTTAGATCAAGCCTTCCGCCAACGACCCATACTGCGCCGCCTTGTTGATGATAATTTTGTACGTTATTGCTGCTCATTTCTTTCTCCTGATTTTTTTGTTATTGTTTTTAAAGACCTTTTTTGCCTTTCTTAGTTCCATTATCTTTGTTTTTATATTCTTGTTTCATCATTTTATTTTTATGACTTGTATCAATCATTTTTTCTTCAATTATATCTTCAACCTTATTCTCTTTTGGTTCATCGCATTTTGTCGCAAACCCAAGCCGAATTGCAGTTGATGCAATCGCATCACTGACATGCATCATCTTGTCTTTGTACAACTGGACATTTGGCTTACTTCGATCATCAGTTCTTGCAATTGAGACAGTTTCATTACATTTAATTTTCATAAATATCCTTTATTAAATATTGTTAAAAAAGCAAACCGAGAATTGAACTCTCGGTCTACTATCAATATTATGTAACCGGAACAAGTTCAGGCATTTTCACAGCAGTTGCAACAATTGTCGCGCCTGACGATGTTCCCGTAGAAACAAACGATACTTGCACATAACGTTTAGTACTGAAAAAGCCAAGGGTTGGCCAATTAGCACCGGCAACAATAGCGGCCGTCAAGGTTATATTTGCTTCTGTTCCAATCAACTGCGAATCTGGAATCGCTGTCGCGCCCGACATACCAGAATCGTCAGATTCGGTTAACGCAATAATATACGATCCATCCGTCCATGCTTGCGCAGCAGCAGCAATCATAATACCCGCATCATAATTTGCAGTATCTATGATCGTACCGTCAGTCGTTGTGTTTGTTGAAATTGCAGCATTAAAAACATTTTGTTGTTCTAAGTTACTTCTTATATCAAAATTTGGCATTTCTAAATCTCCCGATTTTAGGGTAGAGAGTTGTTTGTCTCTACCCGATTATAATAAAATTAAACAGCTAACTTTTGAATTTTGTAAGATTCAAAATTAGTTACTGCTCCGCCTGTGCGTTTAGTCGTATAGAATAGAACGTAAGGTTTTGCGGTAAATGGATCACGTAGAACTCTAATACCGATTCTATCAACGATAGTGTAACCAATCTTAAAGTTTCCGTAAGCCATTGCTAAAGCATCTGCGCCGACTGCCTGCATATCTTGCATAAACATCACTGACGCGCCAAGCAACAATTTATCAGGAGCAGATCTCAAATCGCCATTTTGTAGCAATAAATATCGACCATTACCATCTTTCAAAATCATAATAGATTCCCAAGATGCGCGCTTTGTTAAAAAAGTAGAACCCGCTTGATAAATGTCTTGCAAACTGTTTTGAAGTTTGATAATACCATCGCCTGTGAAGGTAGCAGCAGCACCTGAATTGATTTGCTCGATCTTATTTCTTTCGTAAGTACCAGCAGAAGCCCATGCGTCATACGATAAAATGCCTTTTGGTTTTAAAGATCCATTTCCAACAACAAAAGAAGTGTTTTCTTTACGAGAAAACTTATCAGCTACTTTCTTAGCAAGCCATGATTCAAGATCAAAGCCGGCATCGTCTAGCATTCTTTGTGTCACTTTAGGTTTTGCTGATAATTCGTGAGCAAAAATCTTAAGTATCCCGATTTGCGGCGTATCAGTTTCTGCTCTTGCAGTAACTTCTCCAACCCACTCTGCCTCTGCTTCATCATCATCAATGACAAGCTCTAACTCTTCTGTGCCAATCGTTTCAACGCTTGCAATCTGACGCATCGGAGAAGTCTCGAAATTTCTAGTGACAATTGTTGCTGATAATTCTGGACGAACCCAGTAACCGCCATCAGGATTTACGCCTTCTTGCATGACTTTGATATAGCATTGCTTTTCAGCATCAGTCACGCCAAAGAATGACTTATTAATCATATCTGTACATGTTCTAAGAACGACTGCATCACTCATGGGAGTCTTTTTGCGCATGTAAGCAATAAACTCATTTTTAGCTTCCAGATCTTCCTGTTTTTTAGTGCCGCCGCCTTCAGGTAGTCGACAAACTAATTTTTCAAGTATTACTACGGTTTTTTTAGCATCGACTTGTTTCTCTTCTAGTAATGTTACCTTAGCCTTCATGTCATTTCTTTCTTGAATTGCGGTTGCCACATCATCGCTGATTTTTTTAATTTGGTCTTTATCAAGAGCATCAATGCGATCGTTATTTCGATCTACGAGCGCTTGAACCGCAAAAATTCCTTCTTGAATCTTGTTCAACTTATCGTTCATTTGACCGGTTGTATCTTCTGGCATAATAGTTATCCTTTATTTTTATTAAAACTAGACAAACATCTGTCCAATTTTTGGTTTAATATGATTTCGTTTAGTTTGGCATCAAGTTCAGTTACATCACGTATTTCACCTTGATCTTCTTTCTCTTCAACATCGCGTTGACTTGAAAACTGTTTTATTTTTGATATCAATACCTTTCGCTGAGAACTACTTAGTTTGCATTCAGTTTTTAGATAATTTTCGATATCTTTCATGCAATTAAATTCTTCGATAGATTTTACGCCTAAAATTTGTGCGCCTTCGTTCATCGGCTCACCGACAATTGATCCTTCCCAAAGTTCTACTTCTTTTAAATAGGTTGTGCCGGAATTTTTATCATAATCATATCCGTCTGCTCCTACGCTATATCCAATTGACATATCAGATAGAACGCCCTGTTTTGCCAGCGCGTAGGCTTCTGCGCCTTTTTGAACGGCTAGATTGATTTGACCCACAACCCACAAACCTTTTTTATCTTCTTTAACTTTGTCAATTGGGAATCCGCCAATGATCTCATCTCTATTGTGTTGAAATAACATGCGTATAGGTCGATCATTGCTTGCTTTGTGTCGTTTGATAGTTTTTTTGAATGCGCCAGGCAAAATCTCATCGCCGCCTCGATCTTTTTCAAAAGTTGATAAATAACCTTCGATATAACCAAAGTCGCCTAAATCTGATTTTTCATCATAGAATTTAGCTAACGTAAAATCTACTTGTTTATATTTGATTTTGGTAGGCTGATTTCCTAAGCATTCGTCATCTTTTGACAAATCGTCAGTGTTTTGTGATCCAGCAGTATGTTCGCTAGGGATTGGCATTTTTTATTCCCTTTTATTATTTTTTTTAGGAAAAGATATTTTTTTAATTTATACCACAAACTTTCAGATAGTGAAAGCAAATATTACTCAACATTTTCGCCTTCGGCATGTGAAATTGATGCACATCGACAATTTATGGTATTGCCGGCGCTTGCGCCTAGATC